CTTGACTTGGTGCTTCTTGCAATGATGTCAATAAGTTTCGTTGTTGTTCAACCAATTGTTCAATTGAATCTGATCTTTGCGTTAAATCATTTTCAGAAACATTTGATTCATTATAGAATTCAGTTGGTATTAAATCGTTATAATCAGTAACTGTTGATTCTGTTGGTACTAAATCGTTATAATCAGTAACTGTTGATTCTGTTGATATATTAGGTATATTTAATTCAATATCACTATCACCGCATACTGTATTTAATTTTGATATTGCAGTAGTTAGTACTGGTATCAGTGTTGTTATCTTAGATTCAATTTGAGTAGGTAATGATTGTAATGGTTTTACTGCTTCGACTGCATTAACAATTAATTGATTTTGTATAGCTTGAGTTTGTAATGATATAAATAAAGCAGCCGTTACTGGATTAGATAATTGAGCAGCTGCAATTGCTGCATTAATCCCCTGTGCGGTTGATACAATTGTATTTACTGCAGTTATTGCACTTTGTATTTTAGGAATATTTTGTTGAACTTGTGTAATTAATGATTGTATATTTTCTAAATTTTGTTTCATGTTTTGAACTCTAGGGTCATCACATTTAACATTGGTTGGAAGTTTTACTGAATCTTTAATTGTTTGATTAGTTTGGTCTACAACCGAATCTAATATATCATTAAATTGTTGTTGTATTTTATCCACACCAAATGATGGTGCTTTTGTTAGACGATCGAGTGGTGGTATGATTGACATAATATAATCCTATTTATTTGGTTTAAATTCCATTTTATATTTTGAACTTAATAAGTCTTGTAACTGTTTCTGTGCTTTGTTAACATATGAAAGATTAATAAATGTACCAGTAGATGAACCACATTGCACCATGGTGTTTAATTGATTTATTATACTTTGTAAAACTTCTAATAATACTTCTCCATGAACCATACTTTCTGAAGCTTCTTCGCTTCCTAATTTTATTGCTCCGGTAGAATTTAAAATTATACCTAACGGCGAATCGATAACTGCTAAGTCTTTTCGAGCTTTTAATATAACACGATCAGACACACCTAATAATTGCGATCCAACGTAATTAGTTTCATTACCGCTTGTAGTTATACACCCTGTTAGTGAATTAGGTTGATCTTTGTTTCCTAGTACTAATGGTAGTTTTTGTGTGCTTGTTAAATATAAAGAAGATTGATCAGTATTAATATCTTCAGTAACAAAGTCTTTGTCTTCTTTGTATTTTCTTCCATTAGACAAAACAAGTATAGGATCACCAATATTATTACCACGCCAATTACCTGGTTCAGAATAATTATTTTTAAAATCTATAGTGCTACTAAATCGTATACTATTACCATATCTTCCTTCGAGCATAAAATCACCACGATATGGTTGTAAAGGCGATACTTTAGATTCTTCAAATTCAGTATCAAATTCTAATTCACCAACAGTCGGTAATATATTACTATTAGTATTCGAACTCAACGCCATTGGTAACATGTAATACCATTGTGGATATGATTCTTCTAATGTAGATTCATGACTTAACGATTGAAATATTAAAACTGACTCTCCTGGTATTGGTATTTGTTTGATGTTAGAATTAATTGGTTTTACGTTTTCTATAAACTTTAAACGACCATTCAACGTGTATTGCACATCAATACCAAACAACATATCGGCACTAGATATTCTTGTTTTCTCTTGTGCACCAGTTTCCTGATTAATAGTCATACGTTTACCTGCAGGATACAGTACATCACTATTTCTTTTATATGTGTTACCAGGACTAGTCTTTTGCTTGACTTCGGCTACATATATTACCGTATCAAATAAACCATCATGATTTGGCATTACTATCCTTTAATTTAGATTTTACCTCGGCAATCTTTTGTTTTATTTCACGATCTTCTTCTTCAATTTTTTCCATCTCATCTTCTAGTTCATGAGTTAATGTTGATTGTGCTATAGTAATCAATTGCTGTTTTTCTTCATCTGAAAGCAAAGAATCAGCACCAGTAATTGTTTGTGTAGTTGATATGTATCGCTGTACAATTGCGGTTAATTTAACTAGATGATCATCATTCTTAACTGCTACGTCTAGATACTCTTTAATGAGTGGTACTATAATAGTAGCATCTGATGCATTTTTTATTAGTGGTTGTAACTGAGATATGAGTTGATTTATCTGCCTATCCTTCTTTTTGGAATTGTGATAAACATCATGCATAAGGTCAGCAAAACTGGTTCCTTTGAATATTTCATCATTTCGATCCATACATGTCCTTTAATAATAAATATTAAAAAGGCAAATTCATGAACTCATTATTAGCATACTCACGAAATTTTGTTTCGTATAGGTTTTTTAATGTTTTTACGACTCTGGTTACGTTTGTGGTTGGAAGTCCGGTTCTTTCTCTGATAAAGATATAAAGAGCTTTTTTATTAAAGTCTTCAATATTAATTCTTTGTTCAAATAAATGTAATACCGAATCTGCTACGTGTATATCAGTTGGATTTGAAAATATGTAATTTAAATTGTCATAACAATATTCAACAAACTCATCCATGAAATACTTTATAATTTCTTGCATATCAGTGTTATGCATTTCTGTTGGAATATTTCTTTGCTCATCTAAATCAATAGGCTCTCTATCTTGTTTTACTTTTACATATGCTTTTTGATTTTCAGCAATAAGATAATTAAATGATGTTCGAGTATAATATGAATATGACTTACCAGCGTTTGGTTTAAATTTATCTAATCTTGCAGTTAAATATGTAACTAGATCAGTTTGTAAATCTTGAAATGAACACTTATTTAAAATATAAGTAGGTTTCATTTTATTAATTAAATTTTCTGTAAGCTTCATGAATGGTGGATATATAAATCGTCTATATATCTTTTCTCGTTGAGCTGGATTCTCCGATTTATTATAAGCACATATTGCTACGTCTTGAATCTTTGTATAATAATTATTACTTTTCTTTCTTTTCCTCGGCATCGAATTCTTCTTTTAATTCTTCTATTACTTCTTTTAATAAGTCAAAGGTAGTTCCTGACTCGTCGTCCTTTTCAAACGCACCCAATCTATCAATATTTTGCATTGCTTGATAAGATTGTTTTATTCTCATGAACATGTATTGGTTAGTTTGACTAACCTTATCATAATAATCTTCTTGATCTGCTAAAACTCCTGCTAATACAAATGCTCTATAAGCAAAATATACTGTTAATCCGAAAAATATTCCGGCTGTTATTCCAAATGTTATAATCATGACATATCTTTAAATATATCCGCAATAGAGTTGCCAATATTGGGATTGTTTTCTGCTAAATTTTTCATTGCAGTACTCTTAGTAGCTTTACTCTTTGATGAAATAGGATTAGGTGTTCCTGCTTTATGATTTCGCCATCGCTCATATTCTATCTGTGCTGCCATATGATCACCATGATGCAAAATAATTGCCATATTGGTTTTCAATTTAGCTTTTTCTGATCTTGCTACAAAGTATGGTTTATTTGAATCATCATACATTCCATCATGAATCTTAATAGCTTGATATTCATTCCAAGACATTGAAACTTCATATTTTTGTAACAACCAAATAGATAGATCCGGAACCATCGTGAAAGGAATATTTTCATTATGCTTATATAGTCTACCCATATTCTTTCGGTGCCAATCTGATGTTTCTATTTGGTAAACTTCATTACCATCTCCTGGAAATCCTACTTTACCTAAATCATGATGCATTGCTGCAAACATTAATTCTTCTTTAGTATAACCTGACATATCAGCACCTGATGATTCCCATGTATTATATAATGTCTCTGTGCATTCCATTACTCGCAGTACGTGGTCGATATACCCTCCTGCGAATGCGTTATGGAAATGAGCCATCGAAGATGCCGGCATCATTGCGATTCGATCTTCGAAGTCATCATACATTTTATTTAATTGATCTTTTCTTGTAGGGAACAAGTCATTGACTTTAGATCGATACATTTCCCAATTCTGATTTATCTTTTCTGCTTCTAACATAATATTATTATATTAAATTATTTTTGTAAATCCAATAATCTTCCATTAACAGAATCACTAGTGCATTTCCAACATATAACTTTAACTGCATCTTGATCGACCCGTTCGACAATA